GGAACTACGAAGGATTTATTGACGAGCACGGATTTCCAGTATTTGATAGTCCTGACTCAGATGTTTTCGATCCAAATGGAGAATTAATAGACATAGGAATTATAGAGCATTGGGATAATGAGGCTGAAGGATTAAAATCAGATCACGACGCGTTAAATGAGTTTTATCGTCAATTCCCAAGAACTGAAGAACACGCGTTTAGGGACGAAACAAAAAATAGTATATTTAATTTAGTAAAAATATACGAACAGGTAGATTATAATGATGGCGTGGGAGCATTAGCAAACGTTTCTACTGGTAATTTCCAATGGATGGGAGGTATTAAAGATACTAAAGTTATATTTTATCCAGATCCAAAAGGAAGATTTAAAGTTAGTTGGACGCCGTCAATTCGTTTACAAAATAAAATAATAATAAAAAATGGAACTAAATATCCTGGCAACGAACATGTGGGAGCCTTTGGTTGTGATTCTTACGATATATCAGGTACAGTAGATGGTAGAGGTTCCAATGGAGCCTTGCATGGATTAACGAAGTTTAGCATGGAAGACGCTCCACCAAATCACTTTTTTTTAGAATATATAGCTAGACCTGCAACAGCTGAAATGTTTTTTGAAGATGTTTTAATGGCGTTAGTATTTTATGGAATGCCAATATTAGCAGAAAATAATAAACCTAGACTTTTGTACTATTTAAGAAGAAGAGGTTACAGAGGGTTTAGTATGAATAGACCAGATAAAGTTTGGAATAAACTATCTGTTGCAGAAAAAGAAGTTGGTGGGATACCAAACACAAGTGAAGATATAAAGCAGGCTCACGCTGCGGCTATTGAAATGTATATACAACAACACGTAGGAAGTATGGGGGAGGGTAATTATGGAAATATATATTTTAATAGAACTTTAAATGATTGGGCTAGGTTTGACATAACAAAAAGAACAAAGTTTGACGCAACAATAAGTTCTGGGTTAGCTATAATGGCGTGCAATAGACACTTGTACACCCCTAATCCAAATATTGAGAAGCAAAAACTAAATATAAGTATTGCTAGATATAAAAACGATGGCAATATTTCTAAACTAATTAAATAGCGAGTATGATAAAATCAGGTATATCAGGAGTTTTTCCAAGCCAAGTGGTTAGTGATCTTGAAAAGATGACGGGAGAATATGGTTTGCAAGTTGGTAAGGCTATACAAAAAGAATGGTTTGATAAAAATAATTACAAGAGCAAATATTTAAACGCTTATAATAATTTCCATAATTTAAGATTGTATGCTAGAGGTGAGCAGTCAATACAAAAATATAAGGATGAGTTGTCAATTAATGGTGATTTGTCCTATCTTAATTTAGATTGGAAACCTGTTCCAATTATTCCAAAGTTTGTGGATATAGTAGTAAATGGTATAGCTGAAAGAATGTACGATGTTAAGGCATATTCACAAGATCCTCATGGTGTTTCAAAGAGAACTAAGTATATGGAATCTATGTTGGCTGATATACAGACTCAAGATTTAAACAAGCTTTTAGAAGAGACTTTAGGAATCACTATAAATGAAAACGATAAATCTAAAATACCGGGTTCTGAACAAGAATTAGAACTACACATGCAGTTAACCTATAAGCAAGCTGTAGAATTAGCAGAAGAGCAAGCTATAAATATGTTACTTAACGCGAATAGGTATGAGTTAATAAAGAAGCAATTTTACTATGACTTAACAGTATTAGGTATTGGAGCTGTTAAAACATGCTATAATACATCGGAAGGAGTAACTATAGATTATGTTGATCCAGCAAATTTAGTTTACTCATACACCACCTCACCTTACTTTGAAGATATATATTACGTTGGAGAGGTTAAAGAAATACCGATAAATGAACTAGTGAGACAATTTCCAGATTTAACTGAGGAAAATTTAGAAGAAATAGTAGCTTTTAATAGTACACACGCACAATCAGCAAGTAGTACGTTTCAAGCTATGGATGATGAAGATTCAAATAAAGTTAAAATATTATATTTCAATTATAAAACTTATATGAACGAGGTTTATAAAATGAAAGAAACAAAATCTGGTGGAGATAAAGCCATAGAAAAAGATGACACGTTTAACCCTCCTACAGATAAAGAAGGCGGATATGAGGCTTTAAAAAGATGTATTGAAGTTTTATTTGAAGGAGCTATGATTTTAGGTAGTGATAAACTATTAAAATGGGAAATAGCTCAGAACATGATGAGGCCAAAAAGTGATGTTACTAAAGTTAAAATGAACTATACTATAGTAGCACCTAGAATGTACAACGGTAGAATAGAAAGTTTGGTTAGCAGGATTACTGGTTTCGCCGATATGATACAACTTACACATTTAAAGTTACAACAGGTAATGTCTAGATTAGTTCCAGATGGTATATACTTAGACGCAGATGGTCTTGCTGAAATAGATCTAGGTAATGGAACAAACTATAGTCCGCAAGAAGCGTTAAATATGTTCTTCCAAACAGGTAGTATTATAGGTAGAAGTTTTACAGCTGATGGAGATCAAAACCCAGGTAAAATGCCAATACAAGAAATACAATCTGGTAATGGTGGTGCTAAAATGCAAAGTTTAATACAAACTTATAATTACTATCTACAAATGATTAGAGATACCACTGGGTTGAATGAGGCTAGAGATGCAGCTATGCCCGACAAGTATTCTTTAGTTGGTGTTCAAAAATTAGCAGCTGCTAATAGTAATACAGCTACTAGACACATACTTCAGGCAGGGTTGTTTATAACATCAGAAGTTGCAGAATGTTTATCTCTTAGAATATCAGATATTATAGAGTATTCACCTACAAAGGATGCTTTTATACAAGCTATTGGTGCCCATAATGTTGCTACTTTAGAAGAGATGAGTCAGTTACATCTTTACGATTTTGGTATATTTATAGAATTAACGCCAGATGAAGAAGAAAAACAATTATTAGAAAACAACATACAAGCAGCAATAGCTCAACAAAGTATAGATTTAGAAGACGCAATTGATGTTAGAGAAATAAAAAATATTAAATTAGCTAATCAAGTTTTAAAGGTTCGTAGAAAAAAGAAGTTAGAAAGAGATCAAAAAATGCAGCAAGAAAACATTAAAGCTCAAACTATGGCTAATGTTGAAGCGCAAAATGCTGCGGCACAAATGGAGATGCAGAAAAAACAATCTGAATCTCAATCTATGCAACAGTTAGAATCAATCAAAGCTCAACACGAGTCAGAAAGAATGATGCAAGAGACAGAATTGAAAAAGCAATTAATGGATCATGAGTTTGAAATACAAATTAGATTAGCTAAATTACAAGCAGACGCTTTGAAAAATAAAGAAGAATTTAAGGAAGACCGCAAAGACGAGAGAACAAAAATTCAAGCAACTCAACAAAGCGAGATGATTGAGCAAAGAAAAAGCGGTAAACCACCGAAAGACTTTCAGCAAGAAGAAAAACAACCTAACATGTTATCAGCGCCAGGCGCAATGTTAGGAATGTAAATTATTAACTATTATTATATTATATTATGGCAGAAAACAAAGAAAACAAAGTTGAAGAACCTAAAGCAGATAATACTGTAGAGAAACTTAAAGTAAAAAAACCTAGAAAAAAGAAATTTGAACAAGTAGATAATACTGTTAAAGTTGATTTAACAAAACCAGTTGAAAAAACTGAAGAAGAAGTAACAAAAGTAGAAATTCCACAACCTAAACAAGAAGTTGTAGATGTAAATGTAAAAGAGGTTGTTGAAGAGAATATTGAAGATAATACTGTTACCGAAGAGGTTTTAGAAGAAGTAAAACAAGAGGATATAGTTGTAAGTAAAACAGAAGAGTTGCCAGAAAGCGTAGATAAACTTGTTAAGTTTATGCAAGAAACAGGTGGTGATTTAAGTGATTATATAAACTTAAATAAAGATTATGATTCTTATGGGGACGATGATTTACTTAAAACATATTATAAAGATACAAAACCTCACTTAAATGATGAGGAGATTAACTTTTTAGTTCAAGAGAGTTTTGAGTGGGATGAAAATAATGACGAAGAAAGAGAAGTTAAAAGAAAAAAATTAGCTTTAAAGGAGCAAGTTGCTCAAGCAAAGCAACACTTGGATAGTGTAAAATCCAAATATTACGAAGATATTAAACTGGGTTCCAAGCTCACTGAAGAGCAAGGCAAAGCTTTAAGATTCTTCGAAGAGTCGCAAAAGATGCGAGAAGTAAATGAGCAGGCAAAAGATGCTTTTATGAAAAAAACAAATGAAGTTTTTAACAACGATTTCAAAGGTTTTGAATATAACGTTGGAGATAAAGTTTTTAGATATAGAGTTAATGATGCTGAAAATGTTAAAAACACGCAGAGTGATATTAATAATTTTGTCAAGAAGTTCTTGAACAAGAAAAACCAGATGGAAAACGCGTCTGGCTATCACAAAGGGTTATTTACTGCTATGAATTCTGACGCAATTGCAAAACACTTTTATGAACAGGGTAAAGCGGATGCTTTGAAAGAAAGTATTGCTAAATCTAAAAACATCAACATGGATCCTAGACAAGCACATGGTCAAGACATTCAATCAGGTGGTGTTAAAATGAGAGTGTTAGGTAATAATTCTAGTGGAACGGCTCAATTCAAATTTAAGAAAAGAAAATAAATTATTAATTAAAAAAATTTAAAATTATGGCAATTACAAGTTTTGGAGGTAGTACAGCGATTGATGCTGCTCCTCGTAAACAAGCGTTGCAATCTAACTATGTAGACTTTTTAACAAGTGATACTGAAGGATGGGCGCAACAATATTTACCAGATCTTATGGAAAAAGAAGCAGAGATTTATGGTAAAAGAACAATTTCTGGTTTCTTAGCTCAAGTAGGAGCTGAAGAAGCTTCTTCTTCTGATAGAGTAGTTTGGTCAGAACAAGGTAGATTACACTTATGTTATCAAGCTACATGTGAGGACGCTGTAGGTGGTAATGACGATGCTTCTGACAACAGATTTACTATTACTAAAGACGTTGATGGTAACGCTATAGCGGCTGCTCAACATGGTCTTAGAGTAGGTGATGTTGTAATAGTATCTAACTCTTCTTTAACTTTAAGAGGTTATGTTAGTCAAGTTAGTACTTCTGATAGTAACGTTGAAATATTACCTTATGCTGCTGCTAACTTTGATACTGCAGGTTTCTCTGATAGCGCTGGTGCTGATGCTTATAGAATACTAGTTGTTGGTTCTGAGTTCGGTAAAGGTACTGACGGTAGATCTTCTGCTAACGAGCCAAAGTTTAAATCTTACCAAAACAAGCACATCATCATGAAAGATTACTACGAGGTATCTGGATCTGATGCGTCTTCTATTGGTTGGGTTGAAATTTCTGGTGAAGAAGGTCAAAACGGTTACTTATGGTACTTAAAAGCTGAAGGTGATACTAGAGCACGTTTTACTGACTACTTAGAAATGACAATGATGGAATCTGAACATGCTGCCGCTGCCTCTACTATTGAATCTGGTACTGGTGGTTTAGGTTTAGCTGCTTCTACTACTGGTATTGATGCTGGTACTGAAGGTTTATTCAAAGCTATTACAGATAGAGGTCACCAAACTACTGGTATTACTGGTATTAACGCGGCTACTGATTTAGCTGAGTTTGATGCTATATTAGCTGTATTTGATCAGCAAGGTGCTATTGAGGAAAACATGATGTTTATTGATA